GGCGCGACTGATGTGCGGTCATTGTTTGTAGGCGTGATGTATGGATCAGCAGGGCTGACGATAACGCTGTTAGCAATAGGCGTAGCAGGTGGGAACGAGAACACGCTCCACTTAGTATTGTCAGTAAGTGCCGAGGCTATAGAAGCTCGTAGGGTAGTTATCGCTGGCATCAGCCCACCATTGAGTTAGGGCTTAGGAATGGTGCTAGTAAGCCACGAACGCGAGCCATGAGCTGATTAGACATGGTGTAAGGGCTTGGTGCGTAGCCGTCAATGCTTACGCCTTGACCTGTTGGTGCTTGACGCGCTTGCCAAATTGCCACGCTGATCATGAGGCTTGCTTCCTGAACTGCTGGCTTGGTTGAATAATCTGTATAGGTTGTAGCTGCTACTTGACCATAAGGATAAACAGGGTGATAAGTCTTGACTACGTTTGCTGCGTGAGTAGTTGTAACGTCAATGCTTTTTTCACCAACGCCGTTAATTGTCTTTGAGCCGTTGAAAGCCGAACCGCATCCAGTTACTGTGACTGTTTGTCCAACGTAGAAAACATCCTGCACATAGTCATCGAAGTACAAAATACCTGCTGTGCCGTTATTTGAGTGACCTGATACTGGAGTCGTGTTAGTCCATAGAAAAGGTAACAAGACATCGTCAGCAGCATCGCAGACTGACTGCAAGACAGCGTCAGTATAGAGAGTGCCAATACCTAATGCGGTACGAAGCTCTGCGACTGTTGTGAGTGCCATTGTTATCCTTTCATTAAGACCAGCGGGAGTCGAAGGGCACGACCCCCGCTGGCGTTCTAATGGGTCTTACTGATTAGGAGGCGTTGTTAAAACGGAAACCGCCAGCGTTAATCTTCTGTGCAAGTGCGCCATAACCGTAGTAGCCTACTTCGACCTTACCTGTGCCGACCTTATCAGCGCGAAGCTGCAAGCGTGGGCTCTCGTACCATGTAAAGGAGTCGCGGTTTACAACCATGATAGTTGCATCGCCTTGACCTGTTTGTGTGTAATCCACATACATATCGAGTCCGAGAAGTGTTCCGCGTAGTGAAGCTGCTCCAACTGCACCCATAGCGTTCTGTGGGTTAGCTGCCGAGAAGATAGGGCGCTTTGCTGTGTCGTTAAGCGCGATGATGTTGCTCCATTGTGTTGGAGAAACGATTACACCTGTTGCAAACTTAAAGGTGTTTGTGTAGATAGAAGCTGCTGCGCGTGAGATAAATGCTGAGAACTCATCGCCATCCCAAGGAAGGGTTACGGTTGTTGCATCTACTGTTGCTACTGCTGCGATTGTGTCGAATGCATAAGCGTTAGTTGCCTTAGCGTAAGCATCAGCCATAAGTGTCTGCAATTCCGCGAAGAATGCAGGAGATGTGCGATCAAGAACTTCTACGTCAAATAGTTGCATTCCTGCAAACTTTTTAACGAGAACATCTAGGTACTCGATTTCGACCTGAGTATCTGAGAATGCTGCGCCTTCTGCCTCAACCTCAACAGTTGGTGCAGTTTTTACGCGAGGAATCTGGAACTTCATACCCGCATCTGGGAGTGTTCCTGTTGTGATTGCATCAATAGTTGCGCGTGTTGCAGTTGTCTTGCCATTGATGATTTCTGTGAGCTGACGTGTTGGGACAAGTCCTGCAACGTCCGTTGTATCTGTATCAGATGCAGCAGCTAGGTACTGACGAGCGTTCTCGTCACCAAATGATGCACGGATAGTGTTTTCTAGGAATGCTTCGTTTGAACGGTTGATGCGTGGTGTTGCATAGTGCATCGCTTTTACTACTGGAGCAGAAGCTTCGACTGCCGCAGCCTCTACTGGTGTTGCTTCGACTGTAGGTGTGTTTTCCACGGCTACTGCCTCGCTTTCTGTTGGTAGGTTTTCTTCAGCAGGGGTGACTTCCTCTGCTGCAATCTCTAGTACCTGAGCCGACTTGAAAGCGGGCTCTGTAACTAAAGAAACTTCGCGTAATTTAGCCGCAGTAACGACTGTGTATCCTTCGCGTGATGGCTTTGACTTAATGATTTCAGCTCCGATGCTCAATCCTGAAACGAGCCCCTCGGATGCCATAACGAGTGCATCGTTTCCGCCTGTAGATCGTGAAAGCTTAAATGTTGCATAGATGCCATCTTCACGAACCTCAGCGGCGGTCATGCGACCTACTGGCTTCTTCATGTCGTGCTGGCTAAGTAATTTAATTTTTGAAACATCACCAATCTCAATAGACCCAGCTTCGAACACATAAGCGCCTAGGTTGGTATTCCCGACTTCGCCTGTACCCATAGGCACAATCTTGCCTGAGATTTCGCGGCGTTCTTCTGAGCATTCAATAGATGCTGCTTCGATATACAGGGTTTCCATATTAGTCATCGCTTCCATTAGGGGTTAAATCTTCCATCTCCATCGCTTGTTCAATTGTGATCAAGCCAAGGGATAGCATCTTCTCAATGACGAGAAGGCGATCCATAGGCTCTGTGCGTAGGAAGGTGGAATCCAAGTCAAACTTTACATAGTGTCCAGCCGTAGAAATATCGTCCATGCTAAGGCGCTGCTCGATTGCGGATATGTACGGCTGAAACGCTAGGGCTACCAATTGCTTACGTTCATCTTGAACATTTGCATAAGTCATAGTTGTATTCTGATCTGCTGAGAGATAGTAAGCAGGTACTCCGCAAAGGCGTGAAATTTCTGTAGCAAGGTTTTGGATAGCCTCGTTATACATCATGTCTTTAGGAGAGAAGCCGATATTTTGCGCTTCGAGAGTTGAAGTCAAATATGCCGTACTGCGATTTTGACGAGCGTTCTTCCAAGAAGCAAGCAAGCCCTGAACCTCAGATGCAGGAAGGTCTGCGCCCGTATTTTTTAGCACGGTAGTTGCCATAGGGGTTTGAGCTGCGACAGATGCAGCCTTTTGTATATCTATAGCTGCCTGAATTGTGCGAGCGCCTGTAGTCAATATGCCTTCGTTAAATGACTGGAATGTAACAAGAGAGCCTAAACCAGACATAGGGCGTGGCTTTCCATCTACAAGATATTCAGTCACATAAATACCGTACGGATCAACTTCTTTTGATACGCGCGTATTAGCAACCCATTCAAAGGTCGCGCCTCGATTATCTTCCTGATAGGTTTCCGTAATTTCTAGAAAAGCCTCGCCAAAGAATAGAAGGCTATCAACCAAGTAGCTAATAGTTACAAATTGTGGCTGATGCTTTGAAAGTTGGTGAACCCAACGTGGAGCAGGTATTTGTTCTCCTGTTGATTTCTTCTTATACTCCAGCGGGATTGAACCAACTGTGCAAAGTAGATCGCGGCATCTTTTGACCGCAGGAACGCCCATAGCTGCATGACGGCTAACGGAAGGAGAGTAATAATAATTGGATGCGTAAAAGGCATCACCCATAATTTGTGGATTAGCCTGCGCTTCGATGATTTGAGGCTTACGCGATAGAATACCCATAGGGCATAATTATACCCTACATGTAGGTCATTCCGAGTAAATAGCCGCTACCTGTTGTGGTTTGTTTAAGACGTGTACAACCATGGCGGTTGCAATTGCTCCAGAGACATCGCCCGCGCTCTTGCGTTTCACAATGCGCCAAGCCGAATCGTTCACTTTGGCTGCGCAGTTATTCATCTGTTGAATCCAGTTGGCTTGACCCGCATGGACAAGGCGCTTTGAGTTAAGGGCATCATTAAGGTCACCGCAAGCCTGATAAAACGAAGCGCCAGAAATGTCTTGCACAATCTGTCCAGCGTTTAAGAGCTTGTCTGCAATGGACTGGGCTGTGTACTTGTCAAAGCAAATCTGTCGAGGTCTATAGCCTTTATCCACCCATGCCTTAATGTCCACCGCAATCTTTAGATCATCAACGCTTACTTGTGATTCCCACGTTTGTAATATTCCAACTCCAATGCGACCATCTGGGAGTATTTGCCCAGCAACCAGACTTGCATTACGGCGAGACGGACTGACATCAAATGCAAATACTGTATAACCGCCCATAGGAATCGTGAGTGTTGAGTCGCTCGTCTCCTCAAGGATTCCATGAGCCCACGGAGAAGCAAGAGAGTCAATCCATTGGCAGAGCAGCTCTGTTCGAGTATTTTCAATAGGACTTGTCGCAACGGCTTCTTCAAGGGATTCCTCACTTATCGTATATCCGAGTGCTGGATTGGCTTGAGCCCAACCAACACGATCTGTAATCTTGCAATATTGGGGAGCCGAATACTCATA